ATGTCTGCCAGCACCCTAATTTCTATTGCAGAACAGGTAGAAGATGTTATGGGGGGCGAGCACTGGTCATTGCACGATCTGCGCAGAACGTGCAAAACAAAAATGGCTGAACTTGGAGTAGCACCTCATGTTTCGGAGAAAATTCTCGGGCATAAGCTCACGGGGATGCTGGCTGTTTATGACCAGTATGACTACATCCCCGAGCAGCAGGACGCAGCAGAATTATGGGCTAAGAAAATTCAAGAGTGTTCGGAAATCAATCCTTTATCTTTGCAAAACTGAATAACTTCCTTGTAGCGAAAGAGGGCGCCGCCTTTCGGTGGGTGGATTTCTTCCACTTCCCGAGGGAATGGTGTCCCTGATTGCTCCCACTGTTTACGCTTCCGGTAAAAAGTAGTTCTGGAGATACCACCAAGCATCTCCTGAACACGCTCGCGGTTTATTAGAATCGGCTGAATATTGATTGTCATTTGTATGGTTTCTCCATAAAGAAATAAACCGTTCAGTGGCGGTTATTGTCGGTTGCGGTAGATCTGGCGATCTTGAGAAACTGTCAGGCCTCATCGAGTGTGAGGCTGTATGATTCCATAGTTAGTCCTTGCGTAGTTCTCTGATTCTTCTGTAAGTCTCTGGTGCTTTGTTTCCGTGTATCTTCATTTCAGACTTCAACAGAGCAACGAGAGAATCCCATTCGTTGAGGATGCCTTTGAATGCCGGAACGCGCTTTGCAACCTTGTCGAATGAATCTCTGATTTCTGGAATCTGCTCAACAAGTGCAACGCATCGTCGGAAATCGGCTGCGTCATGTGGAGCGCCGAAGTGATGACCATAGATATTCTTTTTCAGTCCACATGCGATTGAGGCAAGAGTTGCGCTACTGATGCCGACATCGCCAGTCGTTTGCCATTTCAAAATCTTCATAGCCAAATCTGACATTTCTTGTCTCCAATAAAAAACCGCCATCAGGCGGCTTAGTGTTCTTTCAGTTCTTCAATTCGAATATTGGTTACATTGTTTTCATATATGAATAAATAATTTAGCTTTTTTCGTTGCTTCCGCGTTCTTTATTATTTTTACTAAACTCGTTTTTACCGCGCATTCCAAATGCGTCTTTAGAGTTGTTGTATCCGCAATCACTGCACACATAATCTCCAGACCATCCACGCCTTGTTTTTTCTTTTGCAATATTTCCAGAACCGCATTTTGGACAAGACATATCACTACCTCCAAAGCATGAGTGAGATGACAACGTAACATTGATTGGAAATTAACAATATATTGTTGATGTAAAAGATATGTATAAGATTCGCTATCAGAGCGGCGGTTCTGGTAGCGGCATCCAGTGGGTTACATTGCGGCTCTGCGTTTCGAAGAACTCCTCACCATTGCGGACAACATCAAAAAACTCACCGTCTCGATATTGCGCATAAAGAACGAATGCGCCATCACATAAAATAATTACGTGCTGACCATCATCTGGCATTCGCTCACTACAGCTTATCCAACCATCCGGAGTTACCGGATAGTTGCCAGACAGCGCATTCTGCAACCGTTCCAGCTTCACGTATTCCTGAACTCTGTTTCCGTCGCACGTCTGAAGCCATTGAGCAGCCTTTTGCGCATCAGTGTGAAAGGCACAAGTGCGACCGTCATCAAATTGCATTTTGTAGAGGTCAGCAACCTGTTCAAACTCCGTTTGTGGCAAGTTGTAAGTTTGGCTTACAGGTTTGGCACCATGAAGCATGGCGGCACGACAGGCGTTCCAGCCTCTCACCTCTGCAATAGCTGCAACCGCATCAACCGCATACATGCTAAGAGGGTTCGGCATTGGTTTTTCTTCCGGTACTACTGGCGATTGCTGTTTAACTTCTAAATCAGCAATTCTGTCAACTACGGCATCTACTGCATCTGAAAAACTGAAACAGTTACTCCATTCCGGCCTGTTCCCGGTTGCTGCAAAATACATATCAGCTAAAGCATACTCAGCATGGTCACGCTCGTTGATGAGTTGCTCTTCGCTTTTCTCCAGTTCAGCAATACGCTTACTCCCATCCGAGATAACGCCCTCGTAATACTCACGCTGCTCGTTGAGTTTTGATTCAAGTTCACCGAACTTACGGACAAGATATTCAGCGTTTGTTTCGTTAACCTTTAAATCTCGTGGGATGCATTTACCTTTCAGAAATCCATCCATCTCAATTAGTGACATTTGTTTCATTTCTTCCCACTCCGCCACATCGCATTCAGATATTTGTTTTGATTTACTGATGGAAAAGAATTTCTCTTAAGCAATTCCTCTCTCGATGGCATTGGCTTTACGCGTTGGCGAATAATCATTTCTGCCGGAAGAATGCCGGGATTGTATGCAAGTCCTCTCATGGTAAATTCCTCAGTCATTACTGATAGCGCCATAGCGTGAGCGGTAATTACGCAGGCGCGGGTCGATATATTCAGGGAAGTGGGTATATGTGGCTTTGCGGAATGGTCGGATTGATGTCTGGTAAATTCGCTCTCGTTCTTCTTTCTCTGCAAGCCATATACAGTGGCGAAATTCCTTTTCCTCTTTCGTTTCCTGCGGTAGCGACATTATCCGATCGTAGTTTTTTCTGAATTTATCCAGCACCTCCGATACGGAATTGCCGGAACAGCGGCGCGGGTCATCCGCACCATACAGAGGCGCTGGCATGGTTTTCTCCTGTTGATTATTTAGCTAACTTTTTCCAGATCGCTGAAACGTATTTGGCTTGGTGAATGGCATCATCAAGCGCGTTGTGGCGAGTTCCTTTGAATGGCATATCTCGCTTAGGGTCGAATCCTATTACCTTCCCAAGTTCGACGATTGTTCTTACGTCGCGGTCATTCCACCACTGCCACGGAACTGGCTGCCCTGTCAGCGAATAACTGTTGCGGAGAATAACGCAGTCAAATGATGCTCCATTCCCCCAAACCTGAACGAATTTGTGGTTGGCGTTCTTTATGATGAATTCAGATAACCATGAAAGAGCCGTTGAAAGCTCTTGAGTGTTGCTGGTTAGCGATTTTCTGGCTTCTTCACTCTGTTCCATCCACCATAAAATCGTTGAAGCGTCAGGACGCGCCCGATATCGCATTGATGACTCAAGCGAGATATTTACCGAGAACTCTTCTCCTGTTTCTCCGGTATATGAATTTACGCCATACAGCAAACAGCGTGAGTTCATCGACGCCGGGCATGACTATCCAGAGCGATGTTTTATGGCTGGTAACCAGCTTGGTAAGTCATTTACTGGTGCTGCTGAAGTCGCGTTTCACCTTACCGGGCGTTACGCGAACAAGCAACTGGTGATGATGGGGCTGAAGAAACCAGAAACACCTGAAGAGATGGAGATGGTACAGCAGGCTCAACAGCAGCCGCAGCAGCCATCAGCAGAGCAAATTCAGGCGCAGGGTATCCTTCTGCAAGGTCAGGCTGAATTGCTCAAGGCAGAGAACCAACAGGCGCAGATTCAGGTTGAAGCCGCCAAGGTTGAAGCCCAAAACCAACTCAACGCCGCGAAGATTGCAGAAATCTTCAACAATATGGACCTCGACAAGCAGGCAGAACTGCGTGAGTACCTCAAGCTAGTAGGTCAATTCCAGCAACAGCGCAGCAAAGATGCTCGTGCTAACGCTGAGCTGCTTCTTAAAGATGCAGACCAGACTCATTCACAACGCATGGATTTCGCGAATCTTATGCGTCAAGTTCAAATCCCCTCCGGCGGAGTAGCCGAGACACCTCAATAAGAGAGAGTTAATCATGGACCAAACCACCGACATTCAGGCTTCTGAAGAATTAACCCTGCCCGGCAATCATGCAGCGGCATCTGCTGATGGCTTAGTTGTCGATAATGCCAACGACAACGCAGGTCAGGAAGAAGGCTTCGAGATTGTCCTGAAAGACGATGAGAAACCAAAACAAGACCCGGCAACTAATGCTGAATTTGCCCGTCGCCGCATCGAACGCAAACGCCAGCGTGAGCTTGAGCAGCAGATGGAAGCGGTTAAGCGTGGAGAGTTGCCGGAGCACCTGCGGGTGAACCCTGAGTTACCAAAACAACCAGACCCTAACGATTATCTTTCCGAAGATGCACTGGCTAAGTACGACTATGACCAGAGCCGCGCACTGGCTGCCTTCCAGCAGGCAAACAGTGAATGGCAGATCAAGGCTATGGACGCACGAAGCCAGGCTGTCGCCGAGCAGGGTCGCAAAACTCAGGAGTTCACCCAGCAATCAGCGCAATACGTCGAGGCAGCCCGTAAGCACTACGACGCAGCGGAAAAGCTCAATATCCCTGACTATCAGGAGAAAGAGGATGCATTCATGCAACTGGTGCCGCCAGCAGTCGGTGCCGACATCATGCGCCTCTTCCCGGAGAAATCCGCTGCTCTCATGTATCACCTTGGTGCTAATCCTGAAAAAACACGCCAGTTGCTGGCGATGGACGGGCAATCCGCGCTGATTGAACTCACTCGACTGTCAGAACGTTTAACTCTCAAGCCTCGAGCCAAGCCTGTTTCAGAAGCCCCGTTACCTGATGAACCAATTCAGGGACACGCTGTTGCTGCAAATATCTCTGCGATTGAAAAGCAGATGGAAGCGGCAGCAAACAAAAGGGATGTAGAGACGTACCGCAAGCTCAAGGCGCAACTGAATAAAGGAATTCGATAATGGCATTAAATGAAGGTCAACTGGTCACGTATGCTCTGGATGAAATCATCGAAACCGTCCAGAATCTGACGCCAATGGCGTCCAAAGTGACAAAATACACCCCTCCGGCAGAATCCATGCGGCGTTCAAGCAACACCGTGTGGATGCCTGTTGAGCAGGAAGCGCCAACCCAGACTGGCTGGGATTTAACTGGCAACGCAACTGGGATTCTGGAACTCTCCGTGAAATGCAACATGGGCGATCCGGATAACGATTTCTTCGAGCTTCGTGCAGATGACCTGCGTGATGAGCGTTCTTACCGTCGCCGCATCCAGGCATCCGCTAAAAAACTGGCGAATAACATTGAGTCAGCAATTGCCAAACAGGCAACTGAAATGGGCTCACTTGTTGTTCACGATACCCGCGCAATTGGTCCATCTACTGGCCTGTCTGGCTGGGATTTTGTGTCTGATGCAGAGCGCCTGATGTTCTCCCGCGAACTCAACCGCGACATGGGCATCAGTTACTTCCTGAACCCTGACGATTACCGCAAAGCAGGCCGCAACCTGGTAGATGGTGACATCTTCGGTCGCGTTCCTGAAGAAGCGTATCGCAACGGTACTATTCAGCGTCAGATTGCTGGCTTTGATGAAATTCTTCGCTCACCGAAACTTCCGGCAGTTACCAAGTCAACCGCTACTGGTGTAACTGTTTCTGGTGCGCAGAAGTTTAAGCCGCAGGCATACACCCTTGATACCGATGGTAACAAAGAGAACGTCGACAACCGTGTTGCAACGGTGACCGTATCCTCCACCACCGGATTTAAGCGCGGCGACAAAATCAGTTTCACTGGTGTGAAATTCCTGTCTCAGATGGCGAAGAACGTGCTAACTGATGATGCGACTTTCTCAATCACCCGTGTGATCGATGGTACTCACATCGAAATCACGCCGAAACCGATTGCACTGGATGACGCGTCACTGACAAAAGAAGAGAAGGCTTACGCTAACGTAAACACCTCTCTTGCTGATACCACTCCGGTAAACGTTCTGAACACCAGCCTATGAAAGAGCGATAAATAACGCTGCGAATGCCATCAGACCGCTGTTTGCTACTGAGGCAACACAGCAGTAACGTATGGGAAATTGGATTCAATCGCTAACATTTTCTTTTTACTTTTCCAACAAAAGCTTTGGTTGAATCCATATTTCTATAACCGGAAATGGTTTTTGACATTAAAACTGTTCCAGTAGGATGTATTACCCATGAGTCGATAACGCGTTGAGTTTCGCCATTCGCGCCGATTCCTATGATGGAGTTTTTAGACAATGCTTTGTAAGCCATGCCGCCCGCATCTGTCCCAGAATATGTGATGCTGGCATCTTCACCGTTTGTCTTAATGATGAATGTTCCACTAAAACCATCTTCTTCCGGATGGAAATTATTTCGTTCTGAATAGCTTATTCCGCGCATATCTCCAACGACCCAGCACTCTGCTGTAGCCCCAAAAGATATGAATAAGAACATAGCAGTAAGAAATTGCTTCACGCCAACCTCCTTAGTTTTGAGCAGGATACCATGAAAAAAGTAAACATCTTTTGCCTACTTCACATTTGAATGGTTTGTCATTAGGATGTTTCCGGTTTTTTAAATATGGAAATTGATATGAAGAGGATTATTGGCGTCGTTGCTGGCGCTATATTGTTATCTGGGTGCGCAACTATTGTTGGTGACGAAACGCAGCTTGTGCAAGTGAACAGCAATCCTTCCGGTGCGAGCTTTAAGGTAAAAGACGAATCAGGCGTGATTGTTGCGCAAGGTAAGACCCCACAAGGAGTAACTCTTGCCAAGTCAGATGGTAGTTATTTTGGCAAAAAGAGCTACCAGATCACTATGGAAAAGGATGGGTACGAACCAGTTACCCTGCCAATCAAAGCCAATGCTAATGGCTGGTATATTGGTGGAAACCTTGTGTTTGGTGGGTTAATTGGTTGGCTTGCTGTAGATCCTTTTAATGGTGGGATGTATACCTTGAAGCCAAAAGAGGCAAACGCATCTCTTATACCATCAACAAAGCAAGACTAATAAATAGGACCCACCTTCAGGTGGGTTTTTTGTACAAATCCTTCAGCGTATCAAACACCATCTTCCTAACAAGTTCGGACTGCTCATCAGCGATGCGTTCTGCATCGTCTCGATAGTCTGAAATTTTGGATGGCTTTGATACAGCATCAGTCACTATCTGAACTAATTCTGAATTAAGAGAGCGGCCATTGGATTTGGCTCGCTGTTTTAGTTTTTCCTTTAATTCGTAAAGTAGCCGCAGATTAAATTGCGGGTCATCTCTTCCCATTCTTGATGCCTCGCTTTTGTGAGTGGAGCGGCATCTTATTATCTGCTGGTTGCATCCTCAATAAGACCACTGTGGTCTCTTTATTTGATTAATAATGCATCACTGCGGCCACGCTGCAGCGATTCCTTGTATCTGGAGCAAATTAAATGACAGATATTATAAATAGGAATTGTTATTTAATAATATTTGAAAATGAAAATCATGGACGATAGGAATAAAAGTAGTACTTGTTATTTTTAAGTGACGCATTAAACGCATAAAGCATATGTCTGTTGATCAAGATTCTTGCTTGTTGTAAAATAATTGTTTTGTTCATGTTGCATAGTTTTAAAGTGAATAGAAGATTATTTTTCAAAACAATTGCATCTTTGTCTGCAGTCATTCCGTTTTCTTCAATATCTAAATTTTCAAACAGGATGACTAATATGCCTGATATAACTCCAAATGTTGTAATTGGGATGCCTTCTCAACTCTTCACTATGGCTCGTTCTTTTAAAGCCGTAGCTAATGGAAAAATTTATATCGGTAAAATTGACACTGACCCTGTAAATCCTGAAAACCAGATTCAGGTTTATGTAGAGAATGAAGATGGTTCTCACGTTCCTGTTTCGCAACCAATCGTTATCAATGCTGCTGGATATCCTGTATATAACGGACAGATTGCCAAATTCGTTACTGTGAAAGGACACTCTATGGCTGTGTACGATGCTTATGGTACGCAGCAGTTCTATTTTCCGAATGTGCTGAAGTATGACCCGGATCAGTTACGGCAGCAATTAGAAGATCCTGATGGTGCTAAAAAATACCCTGAATTACAGATTGCACGATGGCGGGATGATAAAGACGTTCGCGGGTGGGGGGCGGATGACTCTGGGAATAGAGATTCAACACAGGCTTTTCTTGACGCCGCATCTAGCGCAGGAAATAGTGGTTTGGTTCATGTGCCTTCTGGTGAGTTTATAGTTGATGCATCGAAAATAGATATTTCACGCTTCTCCGGTGATGGTGTTCTAATCAGTAATGGTGTTCGCATTTCTGTTAATCCGCCGATGCAAAGTTTCTCCATTGGACAAAGAAAACTTGCGACCCTGAATTTTGGTGATGATATCAATGCGCCAACTATATATGCGAATGCACAAAATGCATTGCAGGGAATAGCTTGTGTAAGGCATGAAGGTATTGAGAAGGTTTTTATCACTCAACAGGTTGGAGGTTCTAACTGGGGAACGGACACCCTCACAAGGATCAGTGAGTGGCACTATACAAGCGATGGTTCAACTCTTTATGTTGTGACATTTACAGAGCCATTGCCTCTTGGTCACGGTTCAGATCTTTCTGCCACAATAGAGAACGGTGAACTATATCTGTTTACAACAACAATTGCTGAGACTGGTTCCTCTCTAGGAGGGAAGGGGTATTCAAAGACAAAATGGAAAGGGGCATCAACATCTGCTGAAGATATAACTCATTACCGAGTATTTGGTGAGCCGGGTGATAATAATCTGATTAACCTTGCGCAGCGGGCAAGTATTTGTGTATCTAATGATGGGCGATATGTCATATTAATTGCGACATCAAACGCTGGGACTGGCCGCTTTTTATACGTATATGATCGCAAAGAAGTGGAATCTTCTTCTAACCCAATGAAAGTTAGACCGATTAATGGTCCTGTTCCACTTGTCCGTGGTAAAGGTCAGTATGGTGCAACACTTCAGGGTATTACATCAGATAGCAGATATATTTACACAATTTGGGGTGGCGTTCCTGCAAGATGCGTAAGGACAGTACAGATTTATGATATGGGTGGTACGCTAATACGTTCATTTCCTGTATCACTTGCCGCATCACTTTATACAGAGACTCAGTTAAATGGTTCTGACTCTAAAATCGGAGTTCCGGTTAGCTTTGAGCCTGAAGGGCTGGCAATAAGAGGTGATGAACTTGTCTGTGGTGCTATGGATGTATGGAAAAGCGCAGGGGATGTTGTAAGCCATCGTGGTAAAAATTGGGTAAGTATTGTTACTGGTGATAACAAGGGAAATCTTCCGACAAACAGGTCTTATTGGTTAAAAACATCGCTTGCAGCGACAAGTGGTGAATGGGATTCAGGCGCAACATATAAATCAGGTGATTATACTCGCAGAAATAAGCATCTGTTTGGAATAGCAAACCTGTCTGATATTCTTGGCAACCATCCAGTGCATGGTGCAGAATCCGATCCGTATACCGGAACCGCGCATCAATATTATGCTGGAACTGATATCGCCTTTAACCGTGAGCACGGTTCATTTACTATTGCGATATTTGACGAAGCCATTGGAGAGTATACCAAATCCCTCGAGTTGAATTATGGAAATAACCTTAACCTGTTTGATACAGATTACGGACATGACAATAATTCATGGGTAAGTACGAAAGCAGTATTCGACTCAAACTTTCGAGGTATGCAGTTCCGTTCTAAAGATGGGAATACTGCGGGTGGTGCTTATATTGATATCCATGCTGCTGATTGTCCATCTGCGGCTGGTGAGTTGATACTTGCCTCTACAGATGGAGGTGTCGTCAGACTTAAGCAGGGGAATGTAACAGTATTTTCTGCGACTAAAGATACTACATCGACATGGGCGACGACGACATTAAGGCCAACAACTGATAACCAGGTATCACTTGGAAGGTCCGTTAACCGCTTTTCTCAGGTCTACGCAGGGACTGCAACTATAAATACATCTGATGCAACAGAGAAAACGGAAGTCAGAACTCTTTCCGATAAAGAGCAGGCGGTTGGGTTAGCTCTTGTTGATGAAATTGGTTTTTATCAATGGCTTGATAGTGTAAAAAATAAGGGAGCTGATGCCAGACTTCATGCCGGACTTACGGTGCAACGGGCAATGGAAATATTCAGAGAGAATGGACTTGATCCATTTAAATACGGAGCGATCTGCTATGACAGATGGGATGCATATACAGATACAGATCCAGCTGTTTATGATGATGAAGGTAACCTTGTTCGTGAGGCTATAACTATTACGCATGAAGCAGGAGAACGCTATGCATTCAGAAATGATGAATTACAGTATCTAATGATTGCTGCATTAGGTATACGTCAGAAAAATATTATAAAGAGGATTGAAGAACTGGAAAATAAGCTTGCAAATTAACTATTTTACTGACACCTTAAGTCTCAATATTACCAATTGAAGTCTATGTTTTTTGGGTGTTTTAGTAATTTGTTATAGATAAATGTCACTCCTTAAAGATATCGCATTCTAGGAGTGACATGTGATTTACTTGTCGTTCAATATATGGTGTGTTTTTATTGTTTTTCTTTTGTTAGGTTCCAATATTCACTTGTGGTTTTTATGGAGTCCTTATTAGGCTTTACATAAGGTTTATGTATGGAGAGATGAGGTCTTTCCCAGGCAATGTCTTTTTTTATTACTCTTGCTGGAACTCCTGCTGCAATAGAGTTATTTGGGACGTGTCCTTTAACAACAGCTGCATAGCCAATAACACTACCACTTTCGATTTCTGCACCACCAAGTATTGCCGCTCGGCGGCCAACCCAGACATGACTTCCAATATAAATAGATTTTGGCATATTTATACGTTCACCTGTTACTACACTAAAAATAGGGTGGGAGTCATCAGTTTTAACTTCATTTCCACTTGAAAACATGCAGTCATCGCCAATAATTATGCTTGAGTTTTCTACAGCAGAAATCATACCTTTACCAGTGCAAGTGAAATCAGAGCCTATTTTTATGGAGGAATTCTCACCCACTCTTATATGGGCTTGTATACCTTTGTTTGCGATATGGCATGGGCCAATTTCAAAATACCCATTGTTGCAGTCAAAATATATCTCAAAATATTTTAATGATGCATCTTTATGAATGATAAGTTTATTATTAGATCCTCTAAACTGAATTAGTTTGACGTCACAACTACCTTCGTACTGGATCTCATTACCCATTTCATCAGAATACTTCTCTGCTTTTGTTAAAACAACTTTTCTAATTTTCAT